CTAACAATGATGTTAGTTCGCAAGCTCTGTGGATTAACCTTCAGTCTAATCCAATAAATAATAGATTAGTATTTGATACAACTGGTTCTGGATCAGAGAGCACATTAGGTGTCGCAGGTGAGGCTAATGCAATTTATTCATCTTTACATAGATTTACGTTTTCATATGAATTAATGCCTTAATTAAAAAATTAAAAATGACAAAGAAAGAAACTAAAGAATTAATAAATTTTGTAGATAGATACAAGGAAATAGAAACTTCGATTGATCTAATGCAAAAAAGTATTCAAAGCCTAGCAGAGAAAAGAGATGATCTTTTTGATGAATTAGAGGACATGAAAACTAATGAAAAAAGGTTTATGGATAAATTAATAAAGAAATATGGAGAGAGTGAAGTTACTCCTTATAAATTATTACAAGTATACGAAAACAGCATATGATAATATTAAGAAATATATTAGCTACAATAACTGACCCTAAAAATACAAGGATGTTTTTATTAGGTGGTATTATAGTGTTATGTATTTTGCTATTAAGACAGTGTCAAGCTACCGATGATGTAAAGAATGAAGTTTACCGAGTTGAAAATAATTGGAAAGCATCACTAGACACAATTGAAAATTATATTGATGCTAACGGTAATGCGGTAGCCGAGATAATGGCTTTAAATTTATCGCTAGAAGAAATTGAAAATGAATTAGAATTTGAAAAAGGGAAACCGCCAATAACTATAATTAAAACCGAGACTGTTATCAAAGAGGTTATTGTAGAGGTACCTGTATTTATACTTGATACTGTTATAAATACTGTGATTGGAGATTTTAATTCAGCTTTAACATTTTCAGATAAAAAAGAATGGGGTAAAAGCTCTAGAACAATTGATGCTATAATACCTTATGAAACTTCTGATAGTCTTATATCGTTTGGTAATGCTAGTATAGGACTAGAACAAAATATATTTTTAACTGCATCATTAATTAAAGATACTAAATCAAAAGAATTATTTGTAAATCTTTTAACCGATTATCCTGGAACTACATTTAATAGTGCCGAAGGAATATTAATTGACCAAAAGAGTAAAGCATTTAAAAGTTTACAATATGAAAATAGAAAAACATTAGGCTTAGGTTTACAGTTAGGTGTTGGTTTAAGCGGTGAGCAGATAAGCCCATATGTAGGCATTGGTTTAAATTATACACCAAAGTTTTTACAATGGTAAATAAATAAAAGGAATGGAATCATCTAAATTTATACAATTATCCGACGGTATTTTATTAGAGTACATATACACTAGTCAAACTAGCCCAACGGAACTTAATACATCCATTTATCCTATAGAGATAATGAGAGATGGTCATACTGATGGTAGCTATCTTTTTAATACTGATAGTGTATCTGCAGAGATGGGTAACTATCGTGATATTTCAGCGGCAGCGATTAATAAAAATAAAACACAATATGCATATTTAGATACTGATATTGGTGTACCTTATAATGACTTTGATCCTGAGTTAACTGATAGTGCAAATTTACTACAGACATTTAACCCACAGCAAAATATAGCATATGATAAAATAAGAGTACATTTTGTCGCAGGGTTTACTTTTACAGGCTATGACGGAATAATATTTGAAACGCTAGTTCCTAGGAGAGATGGTACTTTACTTAATTTATCTTCTATAAATTTCTTAAAAACTGATACGCCTGTATTTAACCCAGATCCAGTTTTAATTAATGATAATCTTTATGCTACATATATAGAATGGAGAGTACCTTCATTATTCTTTATGAATAACGGTTTCAGTAATGCTGTACCTAACGGTTTAGGATATCGTCTAACTGAAGGGCAGGGATTTCTTAGTACACCTACTATTACATTTAAAGCTACCGGTATTTATGAAACGATTATTGATAACGGTTATAACTATTATAATGTAGAGGAAATAAATGCAGTAAGTTTACCTAGTAGAGATATTTATGATAATCTATATGCAAGTGTTGTAGAGGCAGATGGCGGAGATTATTTTGAACTATCTGGTGAAGTAACCGGTTCTACTTTTTCTAATTTTATTGCTCAGTTAAATTCATCAGGTGGTGACTATGTAGTATTTCATGAAATTAATGTAAGCGAACAAATAAATACTTCATTTGTTAAAACAAGTACTCAGGTATTTACACAAACTACTAATTTTGATAATCCTATTTTATTTAGGCCTATTATTTTAAATAGTGCTATTGCTACATCTTTTTCAATTAATTACCTATTAAGATTATACAATAGGGCAGATAACACGCAGATTTTAAAATCAGCAAAACTAACTTCGTTTGATGTTAAAAAATATGGTAGACGATTAATGAAAATTAATTTAGGTGTAGTTCCTACTGTTGCTAATGTATATAACCAATTGGCTAATGATGATGGTTCAAATATTATTGTTAATAATGGGGGTGTTGGAAATAACCCAGGGCAGACGTCTACTGAAATAGTTGAACAGTTAGTTGTAAAAAATAAGTATATTACTACGTTTAGAGATAGGATAAATGTAAAGGCTGCAATTTCACCAGCTAAAATACAAACAATAACAGATACAGAAGATGGCAGTACAAACTAACGAGACATTTACATCTAATCAAGCTGAATATTTTAAAAGATTTACATCTCTTAATCCTACAGCTGAAGCATTGCCACAAGGCGATGGCCAAATAAGAATTTCACCATTTGATGATTATGTAATTTTTACAATATTTGATGAAACTGGTGAAAATGGTGACTTAGCAGATTCCCCTATTGATTTAAGTAATGTTGGTACTCTTACTTTGGTTTTTGTTGGTGAAAACGATGAAATAAGAATTCCTAATTGGACACAGGTTGAAAATGTTGACTTGGCGCAAGGTCAAGTCTTATTTAGAATAGATAAAGAAAATTCAAAAAAGATATTATCATTAGATAATAAAAACTTTTACATATCAACCAGAATGGAAGATGAATTTGGTATTAGTGATGAAAGTGTTTTATATACTGGTACATTTTTAGGCTTAACTGATGCAGCTCAAGAAAGTCTAACAACAAAAATGAATGCACAATCACTACTGTATTCTGAAGAGCTGGCTAAATTACAAGGTGAAATAGATGTGTTGAAAACTACAGTAGGACAAAGGAATCAAACTATATCAGAAATGGTAGCAACATTAAATGCATTAGAACAGTCAAATATTTCATTAAGTGATGAGAATGCTGTATTATATGAACAATTAGACCAATCACAATCGGATCTTATAGTCGCGGAATCAGCAGCTGCACAAGCAGCATCAACCTTTATGAAATCTGCAATATCACAGCAATCAGGGCTTAATATAATATCAAATACCGCTGCTGCTAATACTAATAATACTTCGTACTGGGAAAACGCATCTGCTTTAAATGAACAGTTCAATACATCAAACAATCCTGTTACAGGTGGTCTTGGGACATTTATTGTAGAAAGTGATGGTTTACAAGGTACGACAGGTAGTGGAAACCAACTCTTATAAAAATAAAATCATATGCTATTAAGCGCAAGAAATAATCAATTTAAATTTGAATTCCCTAGAAATTTTATCCCTAAGGAAATTGCAGATAAGTATAGACCATATTTAAATCGTATGCCAGGTTCAATGATTAAAGAACCGATAGACTTTTTTAATTACGGAATCCAGTCAATGAATTTACCAGGACCGAGTTTTGATGCAGTATCACAAAATGACTTTCCAGGTAATACCAGAAAATTTAGAACTAGTTTACCTAAACAAGAACTTTTTGATAAATCGTTAACTGTTACGATGCAAGCCTTTGATGGTTGGATTAATTATTGGATGGCTGTTGATGTTTTTGATTATTATTATAAGCAGAGTGGCAAAACTCCATTTGTACCTGAAGGTGTCGGTTTACAGATGATTGATGGTGAAGGGCAAATATTTGTAACTGTTCAATTGAAAGATATGATAATGACTGGTGTTAGTGCATTAGATTTAAACTTCTCAAGTAACACAATTGAATTTCAAACATTTGATATTGAATTTAGCTATAACGTTTTAGAAACTATAGTTAACTTAACCTAATATATAAACAAATAGAAAAGCAATGAAAACATTCAAAGACTATCTTACGGAATCAACAAATGATTCAATAGATATACAAGATTTACTAAATGAATCTCATGATTTAACTGAAGAACAGGAAACTGCAATTGATAATGCAGTAGATAGAATTATGGAAGAACATAATAATGGTAAAGACTTAGAAGTTATTATGGAAGAAATAATTAATGAAGGTATATTAGGATCTGTTTTAGGTGGTCTTACTGGTTTTGCTTTAGGTAAAACGGTAGGAAAGGCTATCGCAAAAGTACTCGGTATTCAGAAAGGTGCCTTGTATGATTTATTAACTAGTCGATTAATTGGTGCTGCATTAGGTGCAGTATTAGGTAAGCGCATTTAATTCAATATAATTGATTTACTCAGGTATAGATTTCTCTCTTAATAGTCCAGGCGCATGTACACAGGACAATAAAGGCAAATACACATTTATTACATTCTTTAATTATGGTAATAGGGTATGGGATGAAAAAGGTAGAAAAACACCCAAATCATTTTCGGTTCATAAAGAATTAATGGATAATAAAACAATATTAGGATTCCCTTATTATAGACAAGTTAAAGATAAAGACTTTTTACTCAGAGAAAGGGAAAAACTCACAGATGGGCAAAATATAGCCGACTTAATTTCAAATATTTTAATAACATTATATGGGACACAAAACCATAAGATTGCATTAGAGGGATTCTCTTATGGATCAAAAGGTAATTCTTTTATTGACATAGTCCAATACAATACATTTTTAAGAAATGAAATTGTAAACTCTTGGGGTGTAGAAAATATTTCAATTTATCAACCATCACATGTTAAAAAATTAGCAGGTAAAGGTAATGCAAATAAACATTACATGGTAAAGGCATTCCAAGACGATGTTTTTAATGACAGTGATTTAAGGAAAACTAAATTATGGAAATGGACTCAAGGTAAAGACTTTACAGAAAAGATCCCTAAACCAATAGATGATCTTGTAGATGCGTACTTTATATTAAATGCAAATAAGAAAAAGGAAAGTGAACAGTAAAATACTTTATACATTAAAACCACAATATACTTAAATGCTAGTAATTAGATACTTCTCTTTCTTTAATTAGGTATATTTTATATATAGAGTTTAGAATTTAGTTTCAGAAAATTATGATAAAGGCAATAAAAAATAGAATATTTCTTAAAAAAGATGAGCAACCAGAAAAAATTGGGAGCATCTATGTACCGAAATCTGAAGGCCAATATGCGCCACCATATTCAGGTGTTATATTATCTGTTGGTGAAGATATAGAAGATTCAGACTATAAAGTAGGAATGACAGTATTATTTCATGACTTAGCAGGAACTGAATTTACTTATAACGGTGAAAAGATATTCAGTATTAGAGATTCTGATGTAACAGCTATTATAGAATAATTTTTTTTTGTTTAGTGTGAAACTAAATAGAGATATGAATATATAAATAACAAAGGAACTGATTATTCAGTGACTTATAAACAGGCATATAACAAGGCAAAGTATATTGGCAATTCCCGGGCAAGTTAAATAGGCAGCGCTGCGTTATATCCATTAATTAATAACAAAGTAAAATAAAAAGGCAATTAAAATGGCAAATGAATTCGACATTTTCAGTGTAAGCGTCAAGGACCTTGACACTGGAGACAGACCTGCACCAAGCAGCGATCTGTACACACCAAAACCCGATCAGGGGCAAGACGGTACTTACCGTTCACTAATTAGGTTTCTTCCTAATGTAAAAAATCCACGTAAACCTTTCGTTCGTAAATATGTCTATTGGTTAGAAGATAGAGACGGCAACGGATTTTACGCAGACTCACCTTCAACGGTTGGGGATAAATGTCCGGTACAGGATATGTTCTTTAAACTTAGAAACTCAGAATCTGCTGTAGATAAAAAGATGTCAGAGGGACTTAAGCGTAGAGAAGTATTTTATGCATTAGTTCAAATCGTAAAGGATCCACAAAACAGAGATCTTGAAGGTCAAATTAAAGTAATGAAATTTGGTTACAAGATTAAGGCTAAGATTGATGAGGAATTAAATCCACAGTTTGATGAACCTACTCAAGTATTCGATCCGTTTGAAGGAAAGAATTTTGAATTAGTAATTTCAAAGAAAGGTGGTTATCCTAATTATGATTCTAGTAAATTCCAAGGTAGCAGAACTGCAATGGAAATCAGCGGAGAATCAGTAACAACTGATGATGCTGGTAGAACTGCAATTCTTGGTTACATTAAGGATGCACCTGAATTAGGGAACTTTGATTATCGCCCATGGACTGATGAGCAGAGAAATAAAGTAATGGGTGTACTATCTCAATTTAGTAATCCTGGATCTTCTATTGATACTGTGACTCGTAAGCAAGCTGCACCATCTCCTGCAAAATCTGAAAAGGCAGCGGCGTCAGTAACCGAAACGGCTGTTGCAGGATCTGCATCACCAGCGGCAACAGAAACAAAATCAGAAGATTCTTCTAAAGGAGATGATTTTGATGATTTCATTAATGGTTTAGATCTTTAATGATATGGCAACAGAAGTATTAATATCTTCTGAAATGAAAGCTCGGATCATCGATAAGGTGGTCCGAGTTCTTCATACTAACCATTCTCACTCTGAGAAAAGAAGAATATTAGAAAGTAAGGAAAGATTAAATTTTGCATGCCCTTATTGTGGAGACTCCACGGATTCGGTAAGAAAGAAGAGAGGTAATCTTTATTGGAATAATTTACAATATCATTGCTATAATTGTTCAGCACATGAAAGTTTAGACGTCTTCTTAAAAGACCATAACGAAAACTTTGAAGGAGAAGAAAGAATTAATGTAATTAATTTTATTAAAGAAAACCGTAAAAACTTTTCATTAGGTGAAACTTTAGAGTTTCATTTATTTGAAATGGCAAACAATTTATCATTAACGTTTGATGAGGTTGCATTAGGTTTTAATGTCTATCCAATAAACTCATTAACATATAGAGCATATCCTTATTTAAAAAGTAGATTACTTCATCATAAAACTGAAAAGTTTGGTTATGACCCAAGACGAAAGGAATTGTATGTATTTAACCTTACACCTAAAGGAAAGATTGTTGGTTTTCAAGTAAGAGCATTAGATGACAATAGTGGCCCTAAATATAAAACATGGAATATTGAAAGAATATATGATAGACTCAAAAAACCTTTAAATGTTTCAGAAGAAGAATTAGATTCTCTTAATAAAATATCAATGATATTTGGTATACTTACAACAGATTTAAGTAGACAGTTTACCGTATTTGAGGGTCCTATAGATTCATTCTTTATGTCAAATACAATTGGTCTTACTGGTGTTAAAAAACAAATATTAGATTTTGATGAGATTCCAACTGTTAGATATTTCTTTGATAATGATATTGAAGGAAAGACTAAAATGATACAAAAACTAAAAAGAGGTAATACTGTTTTTATGTGGGACAAGTTTTTAAAAGACTTTAGAATACCTTCTAAAAAGGTAAAAGATTTAAATGATCTAGTTAAATATGAATATAAGCATAGGACTGGGTGTTTAAATGAGTTGGATAAATATTTTACAAACAACCATTTAGATCTTATATTTATATGATAAAAAATTATAATAATTTTGTGACTGAACAATTTGATGATTTTTACGATGACTTAGAAACTTCCAAGAAAAAGCTTAAATTATTTACTAAGTTTAAAAAGATTGAAACTGACGAAGTAAAAAGTAACTTTTCTTTACCTCAACCTAAAAAGAAGTTTCAGCCAAAGATTAAGAATTACAAAAAGATTAATAATAATAAAGGAATATTTTAATGGCATTTGATGATACACAGATAAAGGAAGCTAACGAGCAATTAGAAGGTAGATTAACTTCAGATAGAAACGATTGGAAGTCAAAGATTAAAGATCTTGTTTCTAAACTGAAGAATATGAATGAGCTGGCCGAGTGCCAAGTAAGAATGTTATCATATAGACAAATCTTATTAGATAAAGTAACTGATTTTAAAACTACCATATATAAAAGGAACGCCACCTGGGATAGGTATTACAAACAGCAATACCGAGAATATTCAATTAACTATGATGTTAAGTTAACTAACGGTGAAAAGAACCAATTCATAAAAGCTGATCTTTCATCTCTTAGGCAACAAATTGATATGTTACAATCTCATATAGATTATTATTATGAATGTATTAAGACATTAGATAACATGGCATTTGCAATAAGAAACAGAATTAATCTGGATGATAAGGAATTTTAATGGAACTATCTCTGTCCGAAAATAAAAAGTTTTTAGTAATTGATTCATGTACCGAATTGGAGTATGAACAGTTAAAATCTAGTCTTACTAAGAAAATAGAAGGTTGGAGATTTCACCCTCTAGTAAAGAAAAAGGTATGGGATGGCAATATTTCATTTATTAAAAGAAATAAAATTCCAGCAGGCCTATGGAAAGAAGTAATTGATATATGTAAAGAATACGATTACCAATTTACATTAAACGGCATAACCGATATTTTTGATACTTCTATAGATGAAGAAACCTTTAGATCTTGGGTAGATGAGTTTTTTGCTACATCTGAAATTAAGCCTAGAGATTATCAAATTGATGCAGCAATAAAGATCTTAAAGTATAGAAGGTGTTTAGCTGAATTAGCAACTTCTGCAGGTAAAACTTTAATTTCATTTATGGTAGTTGCTTATATGATGGAGCAATTAGGTAAAAAGAAAATCTTAATGATAGTACCTAATGTAAGTTTAGTGGTTCAAGCAAGCGGAGACTTTGAAGAATATAATAAAGGTAGAGTACCTATTAAGATTCAACAAATTTATGCAGGTGTAAAATTACGAAAGAGTTCCAATGTGGTTATAGGTACTTATCAATCATTAACTAAAAAGGATGAGGAATACTTTAGCCAATTTGATGCAGTCTTTGTAGATGAAACTCATAAAGCAAAAGCAAACTCAATTCAGAAGATAATGGATAAATGCTGGCATTGTGATTATAGATTTGGTTTAAGTGGTACTATCCCTAAAAGAGGAACCGTAAATAGACTAAGTTTAATGTCGGCAATGGGACCATTAGTAACTCAAGTAAAGGCTGCTCACTTACAAGAAGAAGGTCATATTGCAAAATGTAAAGTATTACAAATCCACATGGAATATGCAACCGATGCACAAAAAGAAGCATTCTCATCTCTATCTAAAAATCCGTATGATAGACAGAAGCTATTTAGTTTAGAACAGAATTTTATTAATGAAAGTGAAAAGAGACTAGATTTTGTTTGTCAAGTAATTAAAAAGTCTACATCCAATTCACTAGTATTATTTCATAAAATAGCATACGGCGAAAAGATATATCAAAAACTTAGAGCAATAACGGATAAGAAGGTTTATTATGTAGACGGTTCTGTTAAGTCTGATTTTAGGGAAGAGTTTAAAAAAAGAATGGAAAAAAATGATGATGTTATCATTGTAGCTTCATATGGTACATTCTCAACCGGTATATCTATTAAAAATATCCACAACATATTTTTTACTGAATCATTTAAATCAGAAGTGATCATTAGACAATCAATCGGTAGAGGATTAAGAAAGCACTCATCTAAAGACGTAGTAAAAATATATGACTTTATTGATGATTTTAGATATAAAGTAGATGATCATGACTGGGTAAATTACATATATAGGCATGGCATGGAAAGAAGAAAAATTTATAAAGAGGAAAAGTTCCCATTCGAAGTACAGAATGTTAGATACTAATATAGAATATCTTTCTCATGAGAGATGGATATATAAAAAAAGAATCAAAAAAAGATAATTATAATGAAACCAATCAAAAAGTTTTCAATGATGACAAAGGCCGAAGGTTCAATTAATGAATCGGCAGATGTTAATCACGATGCAGTAATGGATCTTGTTAAAAAACTCGGTTACGAAAGCGTTGACGAATTAAAGAAAGAAAAAAATCTTCTAACTAAATTAGAAGGTTTATTAAAGGATTTTACTCCTAAACAAGATATCTCTGAAGATGAGCTTGAAGAAGATAGAGCCGAAGATATAGCTGATGAAGTTAAAAAGAAAGGCGAGCCTAAATCATTAGAAGGTGAAGAAGGCGAAAAGGAAGAAGATAAAGAAACTGGTGCATCTGGTGAAGTTGCTGAAACTGATGAAGTTGAAGAAGATGCTGCAAAAGATATCGAAGATGAAGTATTAGCTAAAGGCGAACCTAAAGATATAGAAGATAAAGCAGGTGATAAGGTATCTGATGATCCTGAAATTACTGCTGAGGTTCCTGCTGAAGCTGATGAAGTTGAAGATGAAGATGGTGTTGATGTTGCTGCTGAGGAAGAAGAAACACCAGCTGCTACTAGAAGAATTATGGCCTTTGAAGATTTTATTAAAGAAAAAGAAGTTACTGTAAATAAGAATATCAAATATTCTGATGATGCTGAAGAACCAGAAGATTATTCTGTTGTTTCTGCATCTGCCGATACTCTGTCTGAAGGTGATGAGGATAAAGGAATGGAAGATGAAAAGGAAGGGGATGAGCTAGAAGATAAAGGTGATAAGAAAGTTGATTCTGAGGATGACAAAGAAAAAGCTGATCATTATAAAGGAGCTGTTAAATCTGATGACTCTGAAATTGATGCATTAAAGAAAGATGTTGAATACGATGAAGAAGAAGAAAAGAAAGATGAATCAAGAATTATGTCTTTTTCAAATTTCGTAACAGAATCATATGAAGATGTAGAAGAAGAAGAAATAGAAGCTGAGGAAGAAGAAGCTGTTGAAGAAGCTGTTGGTGAAGTAATTACTAAAGTAGAAGGTGATGAAATTGCTGATGAAGAAGCTGGAGATGATGGTCTTGCTATTCCTGCAGAAAAAGGCGATGGTTCTGAAACTGCTGCTGGTATCGCAGGTGATATAATGGATATGGGTAAAGTAAAAGTACAACCTGAATCAAAAGGCGAAGAATTAGTTACTAAAGATCAAAATATTACAACTGAAGTAAAAGGTGAAGCTGATGATCTTAATGATGCTACTGAAGTTCCTGCAGAAATGGGCGATGGTTCTGAATCTGCCGCAGGTATTGCTGGAGACATAATGAATATGGGTAAAGTAAAAGTACAGCCTGAATCAAAAGGTGAAGCATTAGTTGGTGAAGCTAAGATTAATGAAAAGGATATTACCTCTGCTGATGAATTTAAAGAATATGCAATGGCAATTCTAAAAGATGCATTTGGAGATGACTTTGATGAAACTAAAGCAACTGAAACTGCTGAAGGATTACTCAAGAAGTATGGTGAAGATTATGGAGCAATGGTTGGAGCTTTACAATCTACAATGGGATCATAACAAATAAACAAATTTAATGAAACATATAAAACTGTTTGAAGAATGGCTGACTGACAAAAGTCAGCCATTTCTTTTTGAAGGTGGTGCTGCTGGTCACATGAGCCATCCTTATGACGATAAGGGTTTAACTTTTGGTGATTTTAGAAAAATTATTGACGCTGGTCTTAGAGGTGAATTAAACTTTGAAGAAGAGCCGATTGAAAAAACTGATGGCCAAAATCTTTTTGTTACTATGAAGGATGGTAAGGTTATGTTTGCCAGAAATACTGGTGATACTAAAAACCCAATGAGCCTTGATCAATTCGTTTCTAAGTTTGAGGCTCATTCAGTTCCACTTGTTGGTGAAACTTTTGTATTTGCTGCAAAGGATTTAGCCAATCTTTTATCTAAGTTACCTCAAGCTAAACAGGAAGAAATATTTGATAACGGTAAGAACTTTATGAACATGGAGCTTATCTATTCAAAAAATCCTAATGTAATTAATTATGATACCGATGTTATCCAATTTCATAATATTACAAAAACCGATGGTGATGGAAATATTTTGGATACTGATAGTAGACCTGCCAAGGAGATTCCGCAAATCTTATCAAAGGTAAAATCTAATATAGGTAAGACCTTTAGAATTATCCCACCTAGAATTCTACAATTACAAAAAGATGTTGATTTTAGTACAAATCAGAAAAAATTCGATAATAAGGTAACTGCACTACAGAGAAGATACGGCTTAGGTGATAGTGATGAGGTATCAAGGTACCATGAAATGTGGTGGAGAGAATTGATAGATGCCGATTTTCCTAACCTATCACAGGATGTAAAGGAAGGACTTTTAAGGCGTTGGGCATACGGAGATAAAAAGAGTTTAAATATGAGATCTCTTGCTAAGCAGATTGGTAAAGATGAGGCTGCTTTAGTTAAAAAGTATGATAAAGAAGATGTTAAGAAAAAGTATAAAGAAAACATTAAACCTTTCGAAGATCTGTTTCTAGAGCTTGGTGCTACTATAATTAAAAATGCAAATAATTTTGTAGCAGCTAACCCATCTGATGAAGCACAAAGACTAAGAGCATATTTAGATAAAGAAACTACTAAGATAAGAAAAGGTGGTGGTGTTGATCAAATTAAAAGAGTTGAAGACCTACTTGCTAAATTAGATAGGATTGGTGGTTTAGATTCAATTTATCCAAGTGAAGGTATTGTATTCAGATATAACGGTAAGCTCTATAAACTAACTGGTGCTTTTGCCCCACTTAATCAACTTTTAGGTATAATTAAATACGGTAGATAAACAACAGTTACACCTATTTTAATCACCTGTATTAAGAGTTAACGTTTGTGATATTTGTATATACTCTGAAGATAATAGAGTAAGATAAGGGGTAGGTATTATGCTATCCTTTTTTTATATAGCTATTAAACTAAAGAATATATAAATTGACAATATAAAATAAGCAAATGAAAGAGTTAACTCAGATTTATAAAGATGCAGGGCAACAATTAATAGAAGATCTTTTTAAGGATTATCTTGTAGTTTCAGAAAAACTATCAGGTTCTTCGTTTTCATTTAAAAAAGACGGTGAAGGAATTACCTTTTATAAAGGCGGAAATCAAAGACCTATTAATCTAATTGATAGAACCATAATGGTTTACTATGAGAAGCCTATTAGTTATATAAAATCAATAGCTAATAAAAATCTTTCTTCTATTCCTGAGAATTGGAAGTTCTGTTTTCAATATTTTGTAAATACTAATCCTGGTATTATTACTTATGATAGGCTACCTAAAAATAATTTAGTACTCACTCACATTAAGGTTATGTCATCGGCAGGTAAAGTTACAAAGGTTATAGAAGATCCTAGAGTAATTAAGGATTGGGCAAACGCTTTAGGTGTTACTCCACTACTTCCATTATTTAAAGGTTATTTAACAGAAGACCAAAAGAAAAAGATTAAGGAGTTTTTAGAAACACCAAAAGAAGATCAGTCTGAAATTTTTAGTACCAATTCGTTTGCTGAATATTTACTTAGAATATTAAACCCTAGTATTCAATCCACAACACTACAAAATGATCTTAAAAAACCTATTGAATCTATAATATTTAAATTTTACAAATCAGGCACAAAGCAAGTCATTGCTGCTAAATTAATAGATCCTTATACGATTAACTTAATGAAAGAAAAGGAACCTATTGACATGAGAAAGGCTCCTGCTGATATTAATGAAATAATTTTATTAGATCTTTTGGCATTTATAGAAGAAAGAGGTATTAAGAAGCATGAAATATTAGGTGACACTGAGGATAACAGATATATTGAATTAGTCTCAAATATATTCAATGACTATGTAACCAAAAGAGGAAAGGATATTACAAAAGTTGATATTGAAAAGGCAGATTTTGCAAAGGGAGAAGAGTTTAGTTTAAATACAGAATTAATACCAAGCCAAAGAACCAAGGATATATTAAATAGCAACCCTAAATTAAAAGATCTTTTTAAAATAATGCTAGGCTCTTTAAAAAAGAAAAGAAAGAACACCGGTAATATCATGACACCATCGGTTATTGAAGATTTTAATAAAATGGTAGATAAAGTAAATAATGTAATCCAAGCAAAAGAAGATAGCAAGTTTAAAACTTTTGATGATTACTTAAAAATTAAATCTACCAATGAATCTCTTTTACCTAATGCTGAAGAATTATTAATTGAAGATAAAGTATTAGACTATAACAATTTTATTAATATAGGAAAGGTTGATGTAATAATAGAAGCAAGAAAGATTACAAAAAAATCAGTAGAGGAATTTTGGAAAAAGCAATTTAAATCTATTATGAAGTCTACTGATACTGCAGGTGTGTCAAGTAGAAAGGGTGATACTGGAGAAGTTCTTCGTGCAAACTTTGGTGCTAATGACGGGGCAGCAGAATTAAGTATAGACAAATTTTTATTAAAATCAGGACTAAAGAAAGGTACGTATGAAATAGAAATGTTACCTATTGGTGTAATATCTTCTGATTACAATGCATATAAAATTAACATTAAAAAACCTACATCTAATAAATTAGGGCAAGAATATTCCCCTAGCGAGTTTTTTATAATAACTAATAGATATAAAATTTCTAAGAAAACAGGAGAAGCCGCTATTATAGGTAAAAAAGATTTAACACCAGATAGGATGGGTTTACCTAAACATGAATACCAGAATAGTACTGCATTATATTCAAAAGTAGAACGATACATAAACTCTAGTAAATTACCAGATAATTATAAAAACTTTATCTTGGCATCTACTCGTGAGGTTATAGAAAACGGAAGTAACCTTGATAAATTTACCGATTTTAAAAAATATGCAAACGCACCTACTCAAAGTTTAAGCTATTTAATTACTGAATCTTTATTTGAAGGGATAGATGCAATCTCAATTAAAAACTTTCAAAATGATTATGGTGAAGTGTTAGGTGGGTTTATGTTATTTAATTTATTAAAAGATTCTGGTGCAGGTATAAGATATCCAAAAAATTCTAATGAAAAGTTAGTTGATTTTTACTTTGATAATTATAGTATATCATCAAAGGCAGGCAAAGGCGGTACTCCTAGTGGTGATACTATTATTCAAAGAATATCATCAATGTATTTAGATGATAAGTTAGATTTTGACACTATACAAGAAAAAGATTTTTATAACAATGTAATAAAGGTATGGACAAATCCTCGTAAATTAGCAAGAAGTAGTATTTACAATACTGTTATGAATTTATGTAATGTAAACATTCCTGATGATAATAACTCAGGTTATTGGTATTTAACAAAACAATCTAATCTTCAACCTGATTTATTAACACAAGACTCGGTAGTATCTTTTTTAGATGAATTACATTTAGACGAAAATAAATTTAAAGAGTTTTTAAATAATTTATGGACAAAAGCAGGAATGGCTTGGAATGACAAAAAATTAAACGCCGCTTACGATGGATATACAGCACTAGGTAAAAATAGAGTTGGGATAGTATTTTATCCATTAATGGTTGAGGCTACAAAAATACTTAATAAAAAATATACTTCACAATTAACACAGTACTCACAAATAGTAACCGATGTTAAGCAGCTGTATTTAGATGTATTAGTTAAAAAAGGTTTATTCCAATTTAAAACTGTTCCATTTTCATCTGCAAAGTTTGCATTTGAACAGAAAGGCTCAATGAGCAACCCTTTTAATGCTAACATGGGTATTAAAATTGAGAAATAAATATATAGATATATAGATGAGAAATTTAAAGGACATAGAATCGTTTATAACAGAAAAAAGAGTTACTGTTAAGAGGAGATATACTGAAAAGCATCCAGCTAAAAATGTATCTACTGCTGCCAGGGTTCGTTCTGCTATTTTAGATGCCATTGCTGATGGTCATTTAACCGAGGATGAAGTTAATAATATCTTATCTGAAATAAAGGCTCACAAAAGATGGCTTAAAAGAAATGTAGGATTATTTAATATTAGCGAAGATGAAACTGGTATTAAGAGATATTCTTTATCTCCTTATGGTCATAGAGTAAGAACTGCAACCGCTCCAATTAACGAAGCTTTAAAAGTTCCTCATAAAGAACAAGGTAAGAAAAAGGTTAATATGTTTGTTGGTAGATTCCAACCTTTTACATTAGGTCATGTTAAAGTATTTGAAAAAATGTATAAAGAAAATGGAAAACCTGTAGTTGTATTTTTAGTTAGAGGAAAAAACAACGACCCTGAGAAAAGACCGTTTGATGAAGAAATGCAACAAGCAATGTTTGCTAAGATGGCAAAACAATATCCATTTTTAGAAACTGCTATTGTAGTTCCTAACGGTTCAATTGACACAATGTTTGCAGCTGCAAGGCCTGCTTATGAACCTGTGATGTGGGGATATGGGACGGATAGAAAAAAATCATACGGTGCAATGATTGACAAACAATCATACCGAGATCAATTAGGAGTAGATCCTGATTTTAAAGGATATGAAATTTTTAGAACTGACGATAACATCTCAGCATCTAAAGTTCGTAATGCATTAAAGATAGATGATGAAAAGACTTTTAAGAAAATGACTCCTAAAAGTATACACAGTTTTTATAAGCCATTACAAAATATATTAGAACCAATAAAAGAAAATAACAATATGAAAAATTTAAAAGGATTAAATGAATTTTCAGTAAATGAATCTACTGAGGTCAATGAAGAATACATTGAGTCTATGGATTCAATTGAAATCGCAAATGCTTTAGGTAAGATTAAAACTTTATGGGATGCTTGGAAAGACGGTCCTATGACAGAGCCATCTGATATTAAACCTGCACAAAGAGAACTCAAAAGCTGGATGGACCGATGGTTTAAACAAAACATTAAATAGTGGATAATTTAATTAATGAAAATGAAGCAGGTGCTGTTGGACTAAATCCTAATATGAATGTACAGGATATGGGAGCAGTTGAGCTTCCTGGAGATCCTGGTTCTGCAAATTCTTTTGCTACACAAAAGGTTGGTAGCGGAGATTCACCTGAAGGAAAAAAGAAGAAAAAGAAGAAAGTATTACTTTTATCGTTTGATAAGTTTATGGATCTTCTTCAAGTAAAATAAATAATGTATAATGCCAGTACTAGCAAAAGATCAATTAAAACTATTATTTGAAGCAGGTGATTTAATCACTCAGACTACACTATATGATTTTATTGATGCATCATATAATCCTATATTAGTAGGTGGAACTGATATACAATTAGTTAAAGTTAGTACTGCTGCTGGTGATACTATAACTATAAATAGCTTAGGTGGCGGTGGTGGTGATACTGTTACTGCAGGTTCAGGTATTAAATTAACGCCAATTGGATCTGATGAAGAAATATCAATTAATTTAGATACTTCACAAACAAACCTTATTGTAGATGGAAATAATAAATTAACATTTGCAGGTTTACATATTAAAGATGAGGGTATTGACATAGGTACATATAAAACTATTAATTTTATTGGTGCTGATGTATTAGCACAAGATAGTGGAACACCAGGTACTGTAAATGTCTTTATACCAGTACCAACATTTGCTTCTCATTTTAACACTACCGATGGTAGTACGAACGGTATAGTTTCAGAAGGCGGTTTTACAAGAAGTGCATCGATAAGAATAAGCGATCCACAATCTGAAGGCGTTCCTTTTAGTACAGGTGGTTGGGCAGGATCTAATCACCCTGCTTTTAATAGTATTGATCCATCAACTTCCGCACCAATTACATTTACTACGGGTGGCCAGGTGACAGGGTTTAGTAATGATGCTACTGGAAATGCTACATTTAATGTTATTGTGTATGATGCCGATGGTGTTTATGAATTGGAGGATTTTACAACAGGTGTTATATTTGCAGCAGGATCATATAATTCACCTGGAAATAGAATAAGTGTTGGCATAACTAATTTTCAAAATGACGCTAATAGAAAAAAGGCAGATGTTCAAATTACAGTAAACATTGGAGATATCTTTACATTAGCCGGAAGAAGCGGTGGAAGATTTCATGTTAAGTGCACTATGACAACTGATTCAACTACTGATAGTGGTGCTCAATATGTTTATAATCAACCTGATATTTTCTGGGATGCTAATAATGATGGTTCTTATCCATCTACACCAGAAATTAATGGTAACGTTGTAATTAACCCATCCCCTAATGCACCGTCTGTAATTACTAAATACTTAAGCGGTGTACAATATTATGATCTTAATTCTCGGTTTGTTATAAATGTTAACGCGATTGATAAACTTAATAGTAATACACAAGGGCAAGGTGGTGCGTCTAATTATAATTTATTAGTAGAAGGTTCCGATTATGGCTTAAGCCCTGTACAAGAACCTGCATGGAATTCTGCCACTTGGCCTAGTGGGTTTAATTTATCAGGTTGGTCTAATGATTATAATGTAAGTGGAATAAGTATTGATTATGACGAGTGGGATATTACTGCTACTAATTGGAGGTTTAGAAATTCTGATGCTATTATAAAATCAAAGGCATATGATCCTTGGTCAGATTCAGGCTTTGTAAATTCTAACACATCAGCAATTCTAATAGATACCTACAGTACAACAAGTGATAAATTAACTGAACGGTTTGATGATGAAGCAGAAAGATTAACAAGAAGTGGAGGTACTTATCAACCAATAGTTTCATCCGCTACACTAACACCATCAGGTTTAGCAAATCAAACAACATCAGCTATATCCACTGGCCCATTTTGCCAGTCTGCTGTAGTAGGAGGTACTTTAGTTAGGCCAGATAAATTTTATGCTGATGATGGTAATTCACCTGCGGTTGGAACATTAATAGCTGACCTATCTTTGTTTGCACCTAATGTTGGTGGGCCTAATCCTGATTACAGTGGAGTAGGATATCAAGTTACTCCAACTTATCATAGATTATTCGAAGTATCGGCATCTAACCTTAATAGACCATTTAGTTCATTTGAATTAACTTTTTCTGGAGATTTTGGGACTAGTGCTGATGCACTCGCGGCCTTAAGCAGTAATAAGATGTTAATATATGTTAGGCCGTTAGGTACTTCTGGTAGTGGTGGTAACATTGGATATAATGCAATACCATATTCTGTTCATGGTCCTATATTTGTAGGTCTTACACAAGACCCACCTGCTTCAGTTGATGATTTTACTACATATAGCTCTCAAATAAGAACAACGATAGCAACACCAACGCCAAATGTCATAGACTGTAGTTTTGGTTCGATACCGTCACCAATTGATGGTTTTTATACTGAGGTCCATTTAATTGATGAAGAAATTAAACTAAGCGGTATATCCGCAAAAATAATATTTAGTTCAGGATCACCTACTTTTGAGTCCGGTGGATCTGTGTAAAATATAATATTGAATAAATATAAAAAGAAACTAATCAAATGGCAGGATTTTCTATAAATGAAGTTAATAAGCTAACCTTTAAAGTACAGGCAGGTGGTGTCATTGACGCATCCGCAGGTAAACGATGGTATGAATCAACTTTAGCATTCGAGCCTAATGTTAAGGCACCCGAGAGAATATTATCACAATATCAATCTATTCCTTCTGCCTCTTCAGTAGCTGACGCACAAAACGCGGCAATAGCAAATCCAACTATTATTCAAGATGATAGTAGTGCAAGTAATGCAATAAGATTAACACAAGTATATAATTTAAATAATTCTACATTTGTTGCTTATAATACTTATAATGATCCTACCTCCGGTTTTAGGAGAGATTGGATTTTACCTGCATCTAGACCACAGGCATCAGGAGAACCTTCAGGCGGATATCAGATTACATTATGGAGTGGTAATCCTGCAGGGCCAGGCCCTTTTGCACAAGTATTTCCAACACTAGGACAAGGCTCTCAGCCTGAATATGTAGGGTGGGTATTTAATTATGATCAAGGGTTACTTTTTATATCTGATTATTTACAGACATTAATTAGCAACCCAGCATATTCATTCCTATTCCCAGGAGGTTTTGATTTTTATATAACAGGTTTTAGATATATCGGTACATCTGGCGGTGGTGGTGGTTCTGCAATAGAAATAGAAGATGAAGGCGTATCAGTAACTACCGATGTTAAAAAGATAGATTTTACAGGAACTGGTGTAAGTGTTATAGGATCAGGTACAGGTAATGAAAACATTGAAGTAGCTATTACCTCTGGTAGTGGCCCACAAGGAACACAGGGTACTCAAGGTATTCAAGGTATCACTGGTGCTGGTATACAAGGAATACAAGGAACACAAGGATTACAAGGCGGTGGAGCCCAAGGTATTCAAGGTATCACTGGTTTACAAGGAACTCAAGGTACACAAGGTATCACTGGTTCAGGAACTCAAGGTATTCAAGGTATTACTGGTTTACAAGGAACTCAAGGTTTACAAGGTATCACTGGTTCAGGAACTCAAGGTATTCAAGGTATTACTGGTTTACAAGGTATTCAAGGAACTCAAGGTTTACAAGGTATCACTGGTTCAGGAACTCAAGGTATTCAAGGTATTACTGGTTTACAAGGAACTCAAGGTTTACAAGGTATCACTGGTTCAGGTACACAAGGTATTCAAGGTATAACTGGTTTACAAGGAACTCAAGGTACGCAAGGTATAACTGGTTCAGGAACTCAAGGTATTCAGGGTATAACTGGTTTACAAGGAACTCAAGGTACACAAGGTATAACTGGTTCAGGAACTCAAGGTATTCAAGGTATCACGGGTTTACAAGGAACCCAAGGTTTACAAGGTATTGAAGGTACAGGAACTCAAGGTATTCAAGGTATCACTGGTTTACAAGGAACGCAAGGTTTACAAGGTATTGAAGGTACAGGAACTCAAGGTATTCAAGGTATCACTGGTTTACAAGGAACCCAAGGTTTACAGGGTATTGAAGGTATAGGAACGCAAGGTATTCAAGGTGCAACAGGGTTACAAGGAGCAAGTATTCAAGGTATTCAAGGTATTCAAGGTATTACTGGCTCTGGGACACAAGGTGTTCAAGGTATTACTGGTTTACAGGGTGTTCAAGGTATAAGTGGATCTGGTTCTGCTATCACAGTAGCAAACTCTGTAGACGATGGAAGTTCTCCTACTTTTTTATCAGGCACATATTCAAAATTTAATTTTGTTGATGGTGATGATAATGGAACAGTATTTGCAATAGAAGATTTTAATGACAATACACAAGTAAATGTGTTCTTCCCTGCTCCACCTCCTCCAGTATATCCTAATTATTTTAATAGAAATGTAGCAACTGGAGCCGTGAGTGCAACGGTTGCTGAAGATAATAATCCGCAAAGTGAAAGGATAGCAATACCTAATCAACCATTTGCTGGCGTGAGAGATGGTGGTAATTTTGCGGATGGAGGTTGGTCTAATAGCAATACATTAAGAAGTGTATATCGCCAATCAACCGATGAAGCTATATTATTTGGAACTGGTAACACGGCAGCACCAATTAAAGTAAGAGGTTTTGGTGGAATTGCTGGAAACGGTGATAGTGAGATCGTTGTACAAGTATTTGACGGTGATGGAACAACAGTTATGGATTCACATACAATAACTAATATTACAGGTAATGGTACTTTTGTAAGTACGAGTGGTGATATTGTTATTACAATAGCAGATTATAATACTATCATTAACCCTTATAATCCACAAGATGTATATGAAGCAAGTATAAAAGTTGAAACAATAATGGGTGCAACTAATGTAGCACCAGGAGCCGCTGCAGGTATATTTAATAATGCTACACAACCTAGGGATGGTGGTAAGTTTACAGTACAACTTGATATGACAGCTGATACTAGTGGTGTGGCAGTAGATCCACCTTCCCCAGATTTACCAGCTTCATTTAGTTATACGGTGTTTGCTGATGGTAACCCAAATACACCTAACTTATCAGGAACTACTGTAAATAATCCAGTAGTAACATCAGCATCTACCAAAAACATAAGTGGTATAACTTATTATACAAATGGTACAAATATACAAGTAGGTGTAGATGGTATTAACTTATTAAATGGAAATAGCATAAATGCAAATAATATTTTATTAAGATTATATGATTGGTCAGCATCTACATTAAACTTATCAGATACTTCATATAATACAATAAACGGTAACTTAACTACTAATGTTGGTCTTGATAATGATTGGGATGGTACTGATATAGACTATCTTAGTAATACTAATTCATTTACTATTGCTAACTCATCTTATAGATTTAGATCTATTGGTGGTGAAGCTGATGTTAGAGTTAATGACCCATGGTCTGGAAATGTAGGGCCTTCTACATCTGGTGATAGAAAACTTTTAATTGACGTAAACTCTCAAACTTCTACAAATACATTTGAATATTTTAATGGCGAAAATCAAAGACTATTTAGAGATTCTACCGGTACTACATATTCAGGTTGGAATAGTGGATTATCATTATTAGATCCTGCACAGCCACCAAATTCTAGATCTGCTTCAACAGTAGAGAATTTATGTTATGTTGGAGGTCAGGGTATTGCTGCATCTGATTTTTATGCTGACCTTGGTAATTCTGCACAACCTGCTACTATTATATCCAGTGACTTAAGTAATTATGAACCTTCAGGTAATCCTAATTATAATACAATGGGTAATACTCCAATATTTCACAGACTATTTGGAACTAGTTGTGTAGATTTTGATTTAGTATTTAGCGGAGATTCCGGTGTAAGTGCAAACTTTACAGATGCATTAATAAATAATGAAATGAAAATTTATGTATTTCCTGTAGGATCTAATACTAATCCGGCATTAGGACCAGATCCAAATACGGGTAGTAATTATACATTTTTACCAACATACCAGGATGGTGCACCAGGTACTGCATACCCAACGAACAATGGTCAATATGCTCTAGCATTACATGGAGGTTATCTTAGTGGTGCGTGGAGCGCAGGCGGTTGGATACCACCTGGTACTATACCTATAGCATATACAGGTTTGGATACTATTCAAACAAGAATGATGAAATCAACATCTTCCGGTAACACTGGTAAGTTTACCTTCGGTAATTCTTCTAATGTTGCTGTTGGTGGATTTTATGTAGAAATACAATTAATAGACCGTACAATAAAACTTGATCAGATACAATACATATTTGTATCTTAAATAAATAATACAATAACCGATGAAAAGTAAATTTGAACATAAATTAGTATTAAAGATAAATAAAGACTCTCAAGTATGTAACTTGTCTATACAAACATCCGAAGATAAAGTAGAGGTGTTTAAAATTAGTAAAAGAGATTTATCACATTTAGTAGCACAATATTTAGAGTATGATTCCAATATGGAAGAGGCAGATGATTTGATAGTAATCAAAACGGAAAAATAAAAAAAGCATCCAATGGGATTTAGCAATCAAGACGTAAGAAAATTAGTATTTAAAGTACAGGCTGGTAATGTTATCGATGCAGATACAAATTTTTACTGGTATCAATCCAATTTGGAAAATACACCTACGGTTAAAACCGGTCGGCTTATTGACCAAACTGATTGGAATGTAATACTTGCTAATCAACCGTCTACATCAGATCAAGGTCAAGCTGGATCTTTATTAATATTAACTAACCCTGGTAACCCTCTTGATGGTTATGTAGGAAATGAATGGGGTACTAGTACTGGCTTTTCACCAAATGACTCGCCTATAGCAAATAGAAATGCCACGAGAATGACTTTGGTAGTAGGTTCTAACCCTAATACTTATTATGCATTAAATACATATAATACACCATCATCTGGTAGAAAAGATATGTGGATTGGTCCAGCAAGTATACCAACCCCAAGCGGTGCAAAAAATGATAAATATGAAATTGAGCTATGGAGTGGTGATCCTACTACAGCATCGGCGGTAAAGGTTGATAAATCAATTTCCGAAGGTACTCCCGGTAATGTTGCCGGTTGGGTATTTAATTATGATCAAGGATTATTATTAGTATCTAATGATTTAATTAATGCTGTTGGTAGTACTGGAGGTAATGCTACATACCCTGATGGTACAGATTTTTATATTAGAGGCTGGAGATATATTGGTACAACTGGTGGTGGTGGCGGAGCTCAAGGTATTCAAGGCGCTCAAGGTATAACCGGTGCTCAAGGTATTACTGGTTTACAAGGAACTCAAGGTACACAGGGTATTCAAGGTATAGAAGGGTCTGGTGCACAAGGTATTCAAGGTATCACTGGTTTACAAGGAACTCAAGGTTTACAAGGTATAAGTGGGTCTGGTACACAGGGTGTTCAAGGTATCACTGGTTTAC